AAGATGGCCGCGTTTGCGGCAGGCGTGCTGAGCGAAGTTATTCCGGCGGTCAGTGGCCTTGGGGAAGAAATGGCCAAGGTAGATTTTGCATCATTTGGTGAGCAGGTGGGAGAAGCCTTGGTGGGCAAACTTGAAAAGTTTAAAGACACGACTGCCGGGGCAAACGAGATTGTTAAGGTTCTTAACACGGCGCTTGGTAATGCCGTGAATGCGGCCATACCTGTTGACAACGCTTTTAAAAAAGTCGGCGACTCAACTGTTGAACTTTACAACGGCTTTGAAAAAGCCCGCTCATATACAAGTCTCTTCGGTGCTGCTTTGGATTTATTGACGACATACGGGTCAAAGGTTCGCACGAGCCAAGACTCTGCCGCCGAAGGCATCGCCAACGCAGGAGACGCCGCAGGCGACACATCTGGCAAGATTGACGCTTTAGGTGACTCGGCAAAAAACACGGCGCAAAACATCGATGGCGTATTCTCGCTTGGCTCCGATTTTGTGCCTAAGCTTGATGAAATCAGCGGCTCGTGGGGGGGGGTGAATGATCAAATCCTCACCGGCAAAAATCTTCTTTCCGAAAACATCAACCTCACTGACTCCATGACCCGCTCGGTCGATGAGCAGTCCGCCAGCTTTGTCGGCATCAGTGAGAACCTCGATTCCATCTTGGCTGCCGAAAAGCAAAGCGAGGAGTCCAAGAGAGTCAGTAAAGACCTCGCTGACTTGATCGACAAAACCTACGGAAAGCACGCAGAGAAAGCCGCCCAAATCGCCACCAAGCAAGACGAGATCAACGCAAAAGAATCCGCCCGCAAAGAGCTTCTCCAAGCAGGACTGGACTTTGATCTTCAAATCAATCAAGCCAAAGCCAGCGGGAACACCGAGCTTGCGGCATCGCTGGAAAGCCAGAAGGAATTCAACGCCGAACTCAAAAAAGCCATCGACGCCGGCATGGGCGAGCCAGAAGCCAAGGCATTCGCGCAAGCAATGCTGAATGCCAAGGCCGCAGCCGATGCCATTGCTGGCAAGGTGGTGAATATTGCGGTCACCACAACCGTGAGCGACAAACCTTGGAGGGATCTTCTCGCCAGTCTCGACGCCACGCCGAACGAGAAGACTATTACCGTATCAATGGAAGTAACCGGCACGGACAACCTGGTGGACGCGCGCAACGTGCTCGATGCGTGCGAGAGTAAAAATGTCACGGCCGCATTTGACGCCACGGGGGTCTCTTCGCTTGAAGAGCTTTCAAATAAAATCAACGGAATCCCAAATCAAAAATCGGTCACAGCAGCGATGGAGATCACGGGCGAGGAAGACCTCGATACGGCGCTTGGAAACCTTCAGCGCTTTGGTGGCACGACACAAACAAAGCTCATTCTTGAAAAATACGGATTCGAGAACCTCACTGAACTGAGCAACCAGATCAACGGTTTGCCAGACACGAAAACGGCAAAGATCGCCGCCGAAGCCTTTGGCCTCGAGGACGTGACCCTGTTGAACAACGTGCTCGACACGCTCATGGAGAAGAACGGCAAGAGCGTAAACGTCACTGCCAATGTGGACTCGACAGCCGCAATGGCCTCGATCTCCAGTCTCTACGACTCCGCGAACACCACATTCGCAACCCCGCTCTCCCTGAACCTTACAGGCGACCAGAGCATCGCCGCCGTGCGCACTTCGGCAGAAGGAAACTTTGCCGCGCCGATTGCCTTCAGCCTGGATGGCGACAAGACGATTGCAGACGTGCGCAGCGCGGCTGAAGCGAACTTTTCAAACCCGATCACCCTGAGCATGAGCGGCTCGCAAGCGGCCAACGATGTTTACAGCACGGTCAACAGCGCCTTCGCCGCTCCCGTAGAACTTGGCGTGAACGCAGAGATATCCAGCGCTCAGACCGAAGTCGCCAGCCTTGGCACTCCGCAAACCCTCACACTCAGCGCCGACACCGCCGCCGCACAGACGCAAGTCGCCTCCCTTGGCACCGCTCAGACCGTCGCGCTTGATGCCGATACTTCATCGGCATCGGCCAAGGTGGCTACCCTCTCAGATCCGATCAGCGTCCAGATCGACTCCAACCAAGTGCAAGCCGCCGTTGCCAGTATGCAAGCAGATATCTCCAATAGTTTTACCGGTGGCGAAGGCGGACCCGGTGGAATAGGAGGCACTGGCGGTGAAGGTGGCCAAGGCGGAGAGGGCGGCGATGCAATTGCTGACGTCACAACTATAACTAATATTTTGAATAACTGGACCGACATAATCACAACAATCCGCGACCGCCTCCCGCAGTTCGCCCTCGGCGTTTAAAAAATGAGCACAAATTACACCTCTTCCTCGGCCTTGTGGCCTGTTAGGCAGAGCCTCACTGAGCAAAAACAAAAATCAGGATTAATTACCTGCTCGGCCGAATTCATCCGCCCGGTTGGAAATACAGCCCTGCCGACTGCCATCGAAAGCAGCATCGGTATGGTCAGTGTCTGGCCAGAGCCGACCATTTCAATCGGGACTGATGGGTTTGAAAAAATCAACGCAACCGGCTACGGAATATGGGATGACTCATTGGTTGAGGAGGTGAAAAGCTTCACTCCAGGGATTATCCAGCTAACAGCGGAATCTTATTACTTACGAGCAAGCGAAAATGATGCAACCGTGCCAGCTTCACCTCTACAAAAATCAGACGAGAAAACCTTTACAGCGAAAATTGATGTTGTTTTCGAGACATCATTTATTAGGAAACTCGGAGATGTCATCCCCGCCGCGCCAACACTTAGAATTTTGGACTATAACAACACAGATATTACAAATAAAATTTACAATGTTTTTATTGATCTTTCATCCGATCTTCAAAATTATGATTACCGGACAGGGGTTTCCCAGGCTCCTCTCTCCGGGCAAACAATAATTTCTCACGTTAAAGTAAACACATACGGCACAATTAAAGAAATCGAAACCGCTTTTGAAATAGTGCCTAAGGTTTTAGATTTCGGGCTTTGGGTTAGATTGTTATCTTATTAATGAATACCCCTCCGCTCAGTTTTGCGTCGCTTGCGCAGACGGCACCAAATCCCGCGTCTGGCGGGTATCCTTACCGCATTCGCGGCACCGACTTGGATAAAAACTTTGTATTTGCCACATTGCAAATTGATGAAACGCTTTTGAAGTCGACAATCGGCGCCGGAGGCCATATCGCCCGCAAACTAAACATTCCCCCCGTGCCAGGCTCCGGCACCCACGTTCTTGGCTCGGTGAACGGCTCGCTCCAATGGATCTCAACAGAGGAATGCTAACATGACCCTCGGGCGAACATCTTCCGGCGCGATCAAGATCAAGACCGACGGCGGCCTCCGCGCCGTCGCGTGCGCGTGTTGTGTGCCTACTGTGGTTTGCGGGCCAGGGTTTTACTTCGATATGTTTGGGGCATTTATAAATTTTAATAAAGAAAATTCGTATGAAATTAGTAAGGCACAATATGATCTTGTGCAAGCGGGCGGAACATTTAATGGTTCCGCTTCTATATCTATTAATTTTTCGCCGAGTCTAAATTGCTCTTTTTCCGCAAGCTCAGATCCTATTATCGCTTTGCCAAAAGCGGCTTGCTCTGACCTCGGCTCTACAAGTATTTTTAGCGGTGAGGATTATTCTGGCTTTCCTACTTGTATCAACGATCCGCTTTATTATGGGCCTCCTCCACTTCCATCTCAGGAAGTGTATAGTTCAATGCAATTTTATGTTTTATTATTCCCGCAAGAAGACGCGGGGGTGGTCAAATATTATACGCACATTTCTGGATACATACAATGTCCAGTAGGGGATGGAACAGCATTTTGCTTTTCGCAATATAGATATGTTGGAAAGGTATATAGTAATGGAACAACTAATTCCTTTTCATTCCTTGGTGTAAATATTTATTACGATGACGATAGTGCATATACATCTAATACATGGAGCATTAGCTTTACCTAAATATTGTGGAAAACTTATCTAATAAACCACCGCAGAGTTTTATGATTTTCTTAGAAAAAGGAGAATGGAGTATTGCCCAAAATTTTAAAGTTTTTTCTTCAATCATTGCTCAACAAATTTCTGGAAAAAATGTAACAACTCGCCAGCAATTTGCATTACACAATCAAACAGCGCCAAATACAAAGGTTGCCTTATTGGTTGCAAATCCTATAACTAAATTTTATGCAGCCTGTCGTGAAGATAAAATTGATCCAGATGCGGCATTAGAGATTATAAAATCGGGCAATAGACTTTCTCCCTTCCATTCTTTTCCTTCGTTTCACTTTTTCCCGCAATCTCGTTATTTACTTAATCACAAAGAGCCAGTTTATGCGTGGCGCGCACCAGCTCATATTAAAAATTTTTGGAAGGAAATGAATCTTGGAGAAGCTCCTGTTATTTATGACCGCCAAGAATCGATAGCTCAAGAGTCAGAAATCCGTAAAATCTACCAACAGGACTTTCATCTTTGGGAACAAATTACATCGCCTAAAAAACTTATCGTTCCTTCTGCAACATTAAAAAAGGATTTAAATTATTTTTGTAGCGACTCGCTCCAAATGAAAGCAACATTTGATAAAAAAATGCTTGCTCGGGCTGGCCACGCCGCGCACCGCTTCGCTCTCTCCGGCTTCGCCATCACGCCACCCGAAGCCCTCGCCGCCCGCGTAGCCACCTGCAAAGCCTGTCCCGAGTGGGACGCCGCCGCGCTGAACGCCACCGGCCGATGCCGCAAGTGCGGTTGCTCCACCTGGGCAAAATTGCGGATGGCCACCGAGCGTTGCCCACTCGGCAAGTGGGAAGCCGTTCCACCCGCTCCCTGAGCCACTCGGAGATTTGACATGCCGCCGCGAGAAGCGGCATGAAGTTCTTTCTCGACACCACCAAGAAGCAGCTCGTCAAGAGCGCGGCAAGCAATGTCGCACTCGACCGGCTCGTGCTTAAACGCCGCGACACGCTCGCCGTGGAGGTAGCCTTTGTCGCCCGTGGGGCCGTGGCAGCTATGCCCGCCGGCACCACGACCACCGTTGCGCTCAAGCGCACCTTTGCCGACTCCAATTTTCTCGCTCTGGCCTCAGGGGAACCACCCACCCTAAACCTTAACACAGTCCCCCTCGAGGCCGCTTTTTCTGCCAACCCTGCCACCGTCTCCGCGCTCCTCGAGATCCGCTGGAGCGTGCCAGGCGAAACCACGCGCACGGCCACGCTCGCCGTCGAAATCCAGAACTCAGTCATTCTCGGCACCGAAGGCACGCCCGCCGCGATCCCAGACGGCAAGGCCACGCAGGCAGAAGCCACGACCGGCACCGACAACGCAAAATGGATGACGCCTCTGCGGACCGCGCAAGCCATCGCGCAACTCGCTCCGCCTCCCACATGGGCGAGCGTGCTCGACAAGCCAGCGACATTCCCAGCGACTGCGCACACGCACCTTAAGAGCGAGATCACCGGCCTCAATGCCGACCTCGCCGCTCTTACCTCCGCAGACACCGCGCTTGGCCAGCGAATCGATTTCCTCGCCGCGAATCTGGACCCTGCCTCTCTCGATTCGATTGCCGAAGCTGCCGCATCCATCGGCAGTCTCCAGACACAGCTCAACGGCAAGGCCACCGCCGCACAAGGTGCCAAGGCCGATACCGCCCTCCAGCCAGAGTCCGTCAACTATCTCGGAGCCTACGACAACGGCGGCGACTACTACCCTGGCCAAGTCGTAAGCTACAACGGCGCGCTCTACGTTCGCACAGGCGAACCTAATCCAGGCTATCCCCCCGGCACCAGCTACTGGGCTGCATTCGATCCCGCCGCCTCGCCAGCGTTCAAACTTTGGGTTGAACTCTCCAAAGCCGACACGATCCACACGCACACCGCTGCGGACATCACCGACTTTGCCAGCGCCGTCGTGGCCGTCTCCCCGCCTGTCGATTGGTCGAGTCTCACCGGCAAACCAGCGACCTTTGCGCCATCCGCCCACACGCACCCGGCGACAAGCATCACCGGCCTCTCGGAATACATCGTAGCCTCTGCGCCCGGCCTCAGCATCACAACGACTACCCACACGGCAGACGGCCTGACCGACACCTACTCAGTCGGCGGACTCGCAAGCTCCGATCCCTCTGCCGTTCTGGTCTCGCTCAACGGCGTGACGCAAAACCCAGCGACCGACTACACGGTCAACCTCGCCAGCGGCACCATCGTTTTCGACGGCTATCCTGCTGCCGGACAGCAAATCGTTTTCACCGCCCTCGGTCTCCGCAGCGTCCAACCGCCCCTCGATCCAACGCTTTACCTCTACGCCTTCGACCAATCCGCCAACGGCCTCACGACCTACAGCGGGCGCCTGCTCAATACCGACCGCCCTGCCGCGCCAGCACTGCCAGAGACCGCCACAAGCTGGACGATTAAACGCAGCACACTCAACGCCGCCGGCCGCGTGCTCGCCACTGCCGCCGCCACCGGATCTTGGCTCAACCGGGAGACTCTCGCATTCGCATGACAACAATCACCGAGAGCAACCTCAGCCAAAGTCTCGACCTCTCCAGCTTCACGCTCGTCCTGCCGGAAGAGACGAACGCGATTGTCGAATATCCAAACCGTGAAGCCTTCCCCTCCACGGGCCGCACAAAGCGCATGTATGTCGATCTCTCCACGGGCCTGCCATGGCGCTGGAGCGAAGCGGCGAGCAGCTACGCACTCCTCATCCCAGTCGTGGATTGCGGCACTTTTTGACATTCACCCCACAGACGAACCCAAACCACCAACACCCAAAAACACACCTAAAAAATTCAAATGAGCAACCCTATTTTGAAAATCAAGCGCGGCAGCGGATCTCCTATAAATCTCCAGACAGGAGAGTTGGGAATGGATCTGCAAAACAAGTCGCTTTTTATCGGAACAGCCGAAGGCGTTCTTGCGATCGCTGGCGAGCACATCTTCGCTAAGAAGACCTTCGTTTCTGACGCAGTAGCAGCCGAGGCACTTTTGCGTTCGAACTCGGATTCCAGCATCACCACATCGCTGAATAACGAGGTCACACGGGCCACAAACGCAGAAGGCGTAATCGCCGCGAACCTCGCCCAAGAGCTTCTTGACCGTGCCGCAGCCGTATCAGGAGAGGCCTCCGCTCGCGTTTCCGGCGACAACGCATTGGACGCTAAGATTGCCACAGAAAAGAGCCGCGTTGATGCGATCCTCTCAGCCGCAGGGGCAAATTCCGATTCCTTCGCAGAAATCGTCTCGCTCATCAATTCGGTCGACGCCACGAACGATTCAGTTTTCGCAGGTTATGTAACCTCGAACAACGCCGCTCTCGCAGCCGAAGTCACGAACCGCCAGTCCGGCGACGCCA